ACAAAACTCTTCTGGTACAAGCATTGTTTCTGGTGGTGTTGCACAATTAGGAGCATTTGGAACAATTAGTCAAATAACAAGTGGTAATGTAGCTAATTTAGTTGCTGACAATGCCATCATTGCTGGTAAGTTATCTGCTAATTCAGTTGTAGCCGATAATATAGCTAGTGGTTCTATAACATCAGCAAAATTAACAACTTCTTCTGCTGTAATTACAAATACAGCACAGATAGCAAATGCAATCATATCAAGTGCTAAAATTGCTTCTATTGATGCTAGTACAATTACTGCTGGTAGCTTAAATGCTGATAGAATATCTGGTGGTACTCTTACAATAGGAAATATTAATTCGATTAGTGGTGCATTTAATCCAGCAAATCTTAATGCTGGTATAATTTTAAAAGTACTTGCTGGAAATGCTGGTAGAGGAGCAGTTAATCAAAGTCCATTAACAATTCCAAATACTACCTTTACATCTGAAAATAATGATGCTTTTAATACAGATGCAATTGTTTTAATGGTTGCTAATGCACATTGTCAATCTAGTGGTCAAGGAACTTCAATAGCAACTCGATTTATGACAGGCTCGACAGCACAAGCATTAACTGCAACAGCAACTGCAACTGGTGCTGGAAGTTCACAAGTTAAAATTTCTGCAAATAAAATTCAATTAAATAAAAATCAGCAGTATTTTTCTAGTATTTCATATAATGATGCTGGAGCAAATGAAGCTGGTCAAGGAAGTGGTTCAATAATTATTTTAGAAGTGAGAAGGGTGTAATGGAAGTAGAGCCAGTATTTTTTTGGAATTTATTATTAACTCTTGTAATTGCACCAGCAGTTTTTATCTTTCGTGCGTTACAACAAGAAGTAAAAAGAATAGATATTCTTTTAAATAAAACCAGAGAAGATTATGCCAAGAGGGATGATGTTACTCAAGCAATCAATCGGTTAGAAGAGAAAATTGACCGAATATTGGAGAAATTAAAATGAATTTATCAAAACTTAAAGACCAACTTATTTTGTCAGAGGGAGTAGTCTACAAAACTTATGCTGATATATTAGGTTTAAAAACTTGTGGCATCGGACATCTTTGCAGAGAGGGTGAACCAGAATATGATATGCCTATAGGCGAAGAAATATCTGAAGAAAGAGTTACAGAACTTTTTGAGCAAGACGTTCAAATAGCAATTAACGATTGTAAAAAGATTTATGATGATTGGGATAAATTGCCAGAGACAGTAAAAATTGTATGTTGTGATATGATGTTTAATCTTGGATATCCAAGATATAGTAAATTTGCCAAAACTATATCTTATATAAGAGATGGAGAGTGGCTCAAAGCAAGTTCAGAGATGCTTGACTCAAAATGGGCAAGACAACTGCCAAATAGGAGCAAACATTTATCTGAGATGATGGCTAGTGTTGCAGATGAATGACATGGTTATTGGTCGTATTTTTGTCTGGTACAGTTCAAGAAAGTCTGTACTTCAGTGATTTGGATTCGTGTCTTCGAATTGCATCAAAACTTAGGTCACAAAACTATGAGCAATCACTCTCTGGGGATAGCAGAATTTGGGTTAAGGCTTATTGTGTACCTAAAACAATACCTAAAAAGAATGAGTAATGATATTAAAAGACAGAAAACCGAAAGAAGATTATAGAAAATATAAATTTGAAAAGACTAAAAGAAACTGTCTAAGATGCAGTAAATCTTTTATTTCTGTTACAAAAACAACATTTTTATGCGATAGTTGTAAAAGAATAATAGATAGATATGACTTAAAATTATGTATGAATACAAAGTAAAAGAGATAGTTAAGGTAGTTGATGGCGATACTGTCGATATAATTATTGATTTAGGTTTTAATTTAACAAAAAAAGAAAGAGTTAGATTATCTGGTATTGATACACCAGAAAGTAGAACAAGAGATTTAGAAGAAAAAAAATTAGGTTTAGATGCAAAAGAATTTTTAGAAAGACGTTTACATGAGACCAAAGAAAAGTTGATAGTAAAAACAGAAAAAGATGGCAAATATGGTCGTATGTTAGGTGAATTTGTTATTGAAGATTTAAGCATCAATGAAGAAATGATAGATAGAGGTTATGCTTGGAGATATGATGGTGGCACAAAAGAAAAAGATTTAAATGAACTAAAAATAAAAAGAAGAATAATCATAGAGGTTTAATTTGATAAACAATCAATACGATTATATGGATAGTAGATTAGAGCAAGGCTGTTGTCCAAAATGTAATATAAAATTACAGTTTGTTGAAGTTCATGGTCATTATCAATGTGTTGCTTGTAAATGTGTAATTAATGATTGTTGTAATGGTGAACAGGCACAAAAAATATATGAACCGAAGAGAGGTAGCAGAATATTTGATGGTTTCTCAAGCGAAAGTAACAAAAATGGTACAGGATGGGTTGTTAGAAGCAGAAATTATAAATTATAATTATAAGTTTAAAAGATTAGAAGTTGATAAGTTTAGAAATAAAATAATAAAAGTTTTGAAGTTATGATGGAACAAACTATAAGCGATGTTGAAAACTTTACTAAGACAGTTAATTTTAGTGAAGGTGGTAGTAGTGATGTTGAAGCTGGGATACAATTCATTTATCACATGAGAGAACATATTATAGATATAGGAATAGCAACTG